CTAGCTTTTTAGGCAAATACCCATATCGCTATACATCTGCGATATCTTCACTCTACCGCTATAATTCATATCTCGTCTGGCTCTTTCCTCCATTTTCCGTTGTTTCTTCTCTTGCCGCTGCCGCGCCAGTTCGTTGATCGCTCTGGCGATTCGGCTGCGCATCCACAGCAGAGACTGCTCCAGATTTTTTAGTGACCAAACTGACGCGAGATACCGCTCAGGGTCGCGTTTAGTTTTTGCCACTTCAACTGATTCGTCGAACTCTTGTTTATATTTCTTTTGCCGATTGCGAAACATTGGCAAATATGCGTCATCTTTGATTAGCTCTGACGCTTTGCCGAGGTGTTTGCGCATCGTAGTAATTCGTTTATTATCTACAACGAACATATTACCCTCACTTATTTTGATATAAGTTTGAGGTCAAAAAGAGAAAACCCCAGCAAAAAACATTACTGTTTTACTGAGGTCTCCCTTGCTCGATTGTTGTTCTCTATTAATATAGCAAATTATGGTAGCGAAATCAAGATAGATAATTACCGCAGCGGATACACTCATGATCATATCCGCTACCCTGATACTGTCCGCAATATTGACAATTATGGCAGTGCTTGCAAATAATCGTCGGCGTTTCACTTGTGATGCCGCACCACACACATTGATATGTCGCACACACCTTTGGGCTGTGCTCAATCTGCCTGTCGGTCATGATCACTTCGCCCATCTCTGCCATGGCATTCTTTTTCAATCGCTTCTGGCTCGGACGTGGCGGCTCTACCGTATTCCTTGCGTAGTATAAACCATGTCCACCTTCCATAATCTTACCTTTCCATACAACATTCCATTGCTACTTGAATTACCGCAGCCAAACTCCAATCTAAGTGTTTTTGTGCCGTTAACTTCTGTTGGCTTGCCCTTTACTAGTCCAAATAGTTCCAGTTCATTTGAGAAATCATATTTTACACTAGCGGCATCACCCTCCAATCCAGCATTAAATATCTTACGTCCGCCGCTACCGCCTATCCAGCCAATTTTACGCAGCTCTGGCGGCGTAGTGTTCTCTATCATTTGTCCCAGCTGTTCAATTTTGTCAAAACCAATTGCCAAGTAAACGAATAAGTTTTTTATCTCTATCAAATCCTTTGGTAAAAATACCACCAGCGTATGTGCCTCCAGCCATCGGCACTGAGCATCCGCCAGCGACACGGTTTTGCATTGATAGGGATATTCCTGATTTCTGCTACCAATCATAGACGCGCCTCGTAATCATACACTTTAGTTCGCATAGCTTCATACTCAGGACTATTGTTTAGCAGCTTATCTCCCAGCGGCGCCTTGCCGGTACTCAGCATATCGATAATTACATATATTTTGCCGTTGTAGTCAACATCTGTTGGTTGCGGTAGCATAGTCTCGTCAGCTACTAGTGTCTTGCCAATGCCGGCTCCAGCTGCTACATCGGTATTGCTTTTAACCGCCGAATAATCCACCACGTCGCCAACGGGCGCTTTCGCTGATAATAATATTCGGTAGGCTTGAGCAGTATTTGTGGTGATTCCGGCATTTGGATCGATGTAGCGGTTAAATAGTTCAAAGTTATCATTGACGATCTCCAGTTTGGTGTTTAATACTGCCAACTTGTGAGCTTCTACTGCCCACCATAAATATCTAAAAGGTGCACCGCCTTTATTACCAGCACTGCCACCCATACCAGGCGTGCCAGTTATATAAATATAATCCTTGCCTTTTATTTGCCCAGTTCGATAACCCTTCTCTTGCCTGTCACCGATCATACCAATATCTCCGTTCCCAGTAGCAAATTTAACCGCTCCAGCTTAAAGCTTTGAGGCGGCACATCGAACGCCAGCACCAGCGCCATCAGTTCGCTGTCGCGCGTTCTCTCAGGAATGACTGGCTTCATATTAAGTCCGCCAATCCGAATCCTGCCACTCTCTGCTTTTATTGAATCGCTCTTACCATACAGTCTACGCCACACCTCGTCAATCCGATCACTTGATAGTGCTATTGGCGTTAAACCATCAACTGGCGCAAAAACCGCACGCACACCATTGTTACCAGCCACTACGCACCACAAATCCAAATAAGCCTCAACTATCTGCGCATAGTGAGGCATAAGCATGCGGATATACAGCACTGCCGACGATTGATTGTCTAGTGATATATGCTTGGCAACATCACCAGTACGAAACCCCTCCGCCTTATCTTCTGCTCCGACAGACAGGTCGCGCTCAGTTGCATCGTAATAGCAGTGTCCGACGATTGAACCTCGAACTGGCACGACCTGTCTCAGCATTTTTATTTCTCCTTAAGCAACTTTACGATCGCGCTAATCACAGGCATTAAACGGCTAATCCCCGCAGCTATTGTTGCCGAGCTAGTAGAGAATATAAGTGAGCCTGTTAATGTATCTAAGCTCTTCATAAACTCGATAAACTGAGGTGTGCTATACATAGCCGTAAATGTTATCATAGCGCCTAAAAACCCTTGCAAAAGCGTCCTCATAGCCCGTCCGTTTTTAGTTTCTGAGCTGAATAATAATTTAATCTTTTCCATATTTCCTCCTATTATTTATTAAAGTTTTTGAACAAATTGGTTAAAAATTCGATGATTTTATTGACGATTGCCTCCAGTGCCGACACTCGCTTTTCTAGGCTATCGATTGGTTTATCGCTCAGGTACAGCTTATCGATTGCTAGTGTGTCGCCATCCAGCACCATCAAGTCATCATCAACCAATTTCGTAACGTGAGTAACGCGAACCTTTGTTCCCATTGGCAATTTCTTTGCCAATTTACCAGTAGTTAGGTCAGTAACTTCGCATTCTGAACGCGTCCAGAAGTCTTGGTCGGCAATATCCTTCAGATTCTTTTGCCATGCCGGCTTATCTTTATTTGGATCGGTTGGCGCTACTAGTTCTGTCGCCGCGATGCCGAACGGCTTGTTATTCTTAACGGCGTACTGCGATAGGTAGTATTTCTTGCCCTGCACTACCGTCTCCTTGGCGATATCGATAACCGTCCCTCTAGGAATCACGTTGCCAAACGCTTCCATAGTTATCATATTGACGGCACGTAGTCCTGCGACTGGTGCGACGACCAGTTTTATATCTTCAATATCGTTCAGGTTACGCACCCACTCGCTTCGTTTCAATTCTTCCGCTTGGCGAGCCAGCTCTGCACGGCGTTGGTGCGCCTCTTGAGAATTATTTACATCAGCACGAATTTGGTCGATTGACCATCCATTAGCAGCTTGCCCCAAATAGTGCCGCAAACCCTCTGGGTCAACTTCACGCCCTAAAATTGAGCGGAACACTTCGCGAATCTGCGTCTCGTTGACTGTCGGACGCGAACCGCCGCCAGCGTGATAGCGATCAGCTATTGCACGGATACGGTTCTTGTCGATTGGCGAGCAACTAGTATTGAACCATTCTTTATGTACGTAAATATTTAGGCGGCGCCCGTAGGTTTTCTCCATGTCGTAGTGGAACTCGCCCATCGTCTCATAATCGCCATCGCTAAGGCGTGTATTACATTCATAACCGACTGTTGTAGCGTTACCTCTAGCATTACCAGCGTGCCAAGCGGCGTTTACAGCATCTATAATCCACGCCACCCTGCCAGCCTCGCCGACAGTATGTGCTGAGGTGTTACCATTAGCGCGACACAGATAATTCACTATCGACATAAAGTCTGAATTACTGCCCCACCAATGGTATGTGACGCCCTCTACAGATCGTGCCATGCCATACACCGCTGATACTTGGCTTTCGGGCGTATAGTTCGGCGAGTTAAATTGTGTTAGTTCTTGATATGACATTTCCTACTCCTCCTTTAACACTTTCTTAATGAACCGATAAGCAAACTTGAAAGTTGCCGCAAGAAGTAAACCAACCACTGCACCACTAAACGCGCCTGCAAATATCGCCATAAAAAATAACTGCTCCAACATACTCATTTCGCTATCCTATCGATAATTACCATTTTCAGTATTGCTCCAGCCACGGCGGCGATGATGAACCAAACTATCCTTGCTTGGTTATCTTCTAGTTTGTCTAGCCTATCTTCATGATTTCCTACGTCTTTTTCCAGCTTCACTAGCCGCTCTACTACCACCGTCAGATCCAGTCTGTCAATCTTTGCGCTGATTGACTCTATCTGATTCCTGATGTTCTGTATATCGGCGTCCATCTTTCCCAGTTTTTGCCATAGCTCCGCTTCGTTAGTATTATTTGCTGCTGCCATACTTTGTCCGGTCTCCTTTCTCTCACCCCAGGCCGCAACCAAATAAAAATATGCGTCCTGAAACGCATATACTTACCTACATTATACCACGATTTTACCGTAAACATAATGCATTTTTCATGGTTCTATACAACCAGATAAATTAGCAGATAGCCTTAAAGCCTATAAATCTACTGAAATAGAGACTGGCAAGAAGTGGATCAATGGAAAATCCATTTACCAAAAATCTATAACCTTTAACACGACAGGATCTGGCGCGGAAGAGACTGGTGCGAATAATGAAAACTTTAGCTATATAGATACTTTAATTTCTCTGGATGCTATCTTAAACATGCCAAACGGAGAGAGATACCCAAATAGCTATACTAATCCATCTGCACCATCTCTTCAGTACTTTCAATTAAAATTTGCTAACTGGAACGGCACCCAAGTATTGCGCTATCAGACAAGAAGCGCTGGCACAGTAGCAATGACTATTCTGTACACAAAGAAATAGTCTAAACTGCACCAATCGCAACCCAACTAAAGTAATACACGCCTCTTAGCATAGCACCGTCAAAACGCCGGCAACGTGCCGTAAACCCTGAATTAGTAACGCCAACAGCTCCAAATGTTGCACCAGCCCAAGACGGGTTTGGTGTATCTGACCACGGGTCGCTAGCGTTGCCATAACCGTTATATGTGCAAATGATAGTTGGTATCATTCCGCTCTCAAATTCCTTTGGAAACGTGACTAATGTCGTAGCTTCTACGGTATCAGTTGGCACTCTTACTCTTGCTCGACCATACTGGATGATAGCAGGTGCAACTGGCAGAGTGGCATTGTCTTGTTTCGATTGAATAAAATCTTTCCAACCAATATGTTGTGGTTGTATAGAACCATCGCTTATTCCCGTTCCATCATGAAAACTAGCGTCATTTGCTGCCAAAAGATTCATTTTTGCCGCTGTTAAAATTTCGCCCGGCACAAAATTTAAGTTAACATACGCCATACTATCTCACCCTTTCTATTTGAAATGTCTCAAATCGCTCAATAATCATACCTTTATCGCTATACTTCAGCTCGTAATCTGCCTGCTCTTTATGGACACTTTGCTTTAGTGCCACTTCACTCTCTAGCTGTGCTCGCTCGAACGGACTCATAGCAAATGAGTTCACCAGCTCTGCTGGACTAGCCTCACCTGGCTGCACTGGATTTATTGTTCCTCTCTCAAATTTAGACAACCGTGTGTCGTTGCCAGTTAATGCTTCATAACCAATCATCGGAAATCCTTCAGGCGTTTTATCCAGCCTCTCACGGGTTGTCAGAAATAGCCCCTGATAGTCATAAATATCACGGTTGCCTCCACGTCTAGGTGCGGTAATTGCTGAAAAGCCTTGAATTGTCTTTGCCGGAAAACACTCAACTGCGACTACCAGATTAGTTTTCAGACATCTCACAAAGTACACCTGGCTGTAATGTTGAGCATAAAAATCTGCCATCTTTTCCAGTTCGGCTTGGTCTTGCGTTTGCTTGGCTGTTTCGCTATCCATTATTTCCTCCAATAAAAATACGACCGCCGCTCTGGCTGGTCGTATATACTGCTTACATTATACCATACTTAGTTTGCTAGCACATCTCCGCCATCCAGCGTTGATTTGTCCAGCTCAAACGCACTAATTTTCGGACGTTCCTCCACCTCCAGGCTCTGTCGAAAATTAGCATTCACGCCGCCTGCCAGCTCGTAACTGGTAATAAAGCAACTGAAACTATCAGCCAGCTCGTCAATTTGCAAGTCTACCGTATCGCCGATCTGTAAATACGGCACAAAAAAGTTATCCAACTTGAACTGTCTGTTTGGGTTTGAGTACAACGTTACGATGTTATTAGCAATCGCCCTCGCACCGCCAACATCCTGCACCAGGTTATTTTCAATCTTCAATACCTCTGCACCAAAACCGGTTGACGTGTCAGGATTGACGCCGTACTGTTCAATGCTTGGCTCGCTCACGGCATTTTCGGTAATTACTTGCGTTACCTTTGCTGGTACACCCCATAACTGGATACGATTAATATATCCGTCCACGCTTGAGTTGTTACGGAAGGTCATTTTGTAAGTGCTACCAAAGTTGTACACCGACACCAGCTGTACATTGATTGCGCCGCCTCCACCGTCAGAATTTTTCGCGCCAGAATACATCGACGTACCAGAGTTACTGCTTGCATGAACTGGTCTATCTACACTTACACCATAAAAGTCACCAACACTATCCTGAAACTCAGCGAAAATGTCGATAGTCTTACCAGCTCTTATTTTCGTTTGCTCGCTGCCCTGCTCCAGTTCCCACAGTTTTTGAAATGCCTGCACTTTGAATGGTTTTGCTACCACCTGCGCCGAGTTTATTACTGGCGTTGACTTAATTTGTAGGTTGGTCAGGTTAGAATAACTGAACGTATGAGCTGTTTGCTGAGTCTTCGCCAGATGCGTTCTATTCCAGAACCGAATTATCCCCTGCTCGTCAACAAAGACCAGCGCCGCTTCCGCCTCTGCTAATTCTTTTAGTAGATCGGTTACGCTCTTGTCCTTTGGCGATAAATAACCAATCGCCACCTGTTGCGACCGGTCGATCTCAAACTGGTTGACACTGAACCCCTGCTCAATCAGTAAATCTCGCACAATTTCGTGCGCAAACTTACCTACGAATGCTGGTAGATTAGAATATTTTGTATCCAGATAGGTAATTGCGTCAAACGCCGTCAGCTCCACTGTCTGTTCCACGATATTAACCGTCGGTGTGCCTACAAAACCAACAAAATTCGTAATCATTTCGCCGTCATATCCAGTTAATATCTTTATCGGCCGCCCCGCCTTGATAAATTTACCGATCACAGGGTCTTTTTCTGGCAAGAACCGCCCCGTCGTATTATTCAGTGTGATTGTCGCCTGAGCTGTAACTACACCCCATGAATAACTGCTCACCTTCTTACTTATTTTGAAATTCTTAACGTAGCGACTTTCATCTGTGTACACGTATTTGTCGAAAAACGTCACTACGTCGCCTGAGCCTTTTAGAAAATCTCCACCATCCAGTGCTGAAGAGTCCAGATTAAAGAACCGCGTAGTAGGATTTATTTGCTTACTCCATCCCAGCATCACCGCAAAATCAGTCTGCTTACGAGGTGCGTCAACCTTGCTAATGAAATTAGCCGAAACCGCCTGCATTTACACCTCCCGAATTGTTACAGTTAGACTCGTCATCAAGCTGCCGCCACGAATATACTCGTCGGTGTCGCAATCTGTCATAATCCCGTCGAACTGAAGCACGCCGTATTTTGATTGGTCGTTATAAAACCTCACCGTGCCAGCGGCATTAAAGATATCCTCAAAGAATCGAAACTGCACTGGCGTTACTGCCGTAAATGTCATTTTGGCACGCTTTTTGGATGGAAAGCTATGCCTTTCGATACTGCCATTGATTGAAAGGTTGTCAGTCTTTACCACCACTGGCGAATCATCGTAGCTACTTGGATAAATTGGTATTTCTTGACCGTTTAATCGTATCATCGGAGCGCTCCTAACTGATCAAGCCGTAGTCCCTGCGCCTTCAATGCTCGATTGATTTGCTTTGCGATATTCACTGCATCCTCCTCGTTGAATTTCTCGTCTCTAGTAGTAACATTTACGGTAATGTTGACATCTCGTGCACCAACGCCGTCGCTACGCTTGTTAATTTGCGTTACTAGGCTTGCCATTTTACTTTCTGGCACGACCCACTCATTCTGTCCGCCGTCGCCAGCATAAATAATCGAACCGCCGCCTTGCGGAGTAACGATACCACCGGTCGCCATTCGCGGAATATGTAAGCTTGGAATATTGCCAATGTGTACGCCTGGAATCTTGTTGATAATTCCAATCGCACCGTTAATCATGCCGATAAACCCGTTTGCCATCCTCTCGACCATGCTTAGTGCGCCATTAACTGCACCTCTAACCGCACCGCCAATAGCATTACCAACGAAGCTGCCCAGCCTTCCGAACATCCCAGTGATAGTGTTCCACACGCCGCCGAAGAATCCTGCTAGCCCGCCAAATATGCCAGTGATAGCGTTCCATGCTCCGCGAAAAATACCGCCAAACCAGCCTGCCACGCCAGCAAACACGCCGACTATTCCGTTCCATACGCCGCCAAACCAGCCCACAGCCGCATCCCACACGCTCACGATAATATTCCATGCGCCACTGAACACACTGCCAAAGAACTGTACTATTGGCGTAAATACTGCCACGATAAAATTCCAAACTGCCTGAAATACGGCAAATATCTGATCCTTGAACATGAAAAATAATCCAATGACAAGAGATATCGGTGCAAAGATTACCGCTAAAATAGAAAGCCCCCATTCTTGCACGAACGACACTATGCTATTGAATACGCCAACTATCCCATTCCAAATATCACCAAAAAACCCAAGCACGCCGCCAACAAAATCACTTACAACTTGTCCGATAGCGTTAAAGATACCGCCAAACCAACTGACAGCAGCACTCCAAGCGGATTTTATAGCCTCCCACGCTTTGCCGAATATATTGAACTTTACCTGTAAAAACACCAATGCTCCAACCACCGCTGCTATAGCAGCAACAATCAAAAGCATCGGATTTTTACCAGTTACTAAATTAAATGCTTCCATGGCCGTTTTCCCGCCACGAATAGCATTCGCAAATTGAATCATACTAGCAGCGAACGACCCCACTTTCATAGCCACTAGGGCAACGCCAGCAGCGGTTACTGCTGGTACGAAATTATTTATTACTATATCCGCAATCTTCTGAATCTTATCCTTATTCTCTTCCAGCCAATTTGTCGCATCCTCTACAGCTTTGCTGATTTTGTCGAACACGCCGCCAGCTTTGACTTGCCCAGTCGCTGCATCCACGCCAACAATTTTCATGCCCACGTTGGTAATTGTCTCCAGTAAGTTGCTCATGCGGCCGTTAAATGTACGGGACTGCTTAATTGCACCCTGAAAAGCCATGCCGCCCTCAGCACTCGCCATCTGGAGTGCCTTACGTAGCACGTCAGCCGTAACCTTACCCTTCGACAAGTCATCGCCAAAGGTTTTAATGGAGTGTCCCGCACCCATCGCTGCGATGATATATTTTTTGAATCCACCAGCACCTTGGTTGATGATCTGATACCAGTCTTGTGTCATCATTTTGCCAGTACCGATTGCCTGCGTAATTGGCAGCGCCAAGCCCTGCAAATCCGCACCTGTTGCACCCGCTAAGTCGCCCAAGTTTCGCATCCAGCCCATCAAATCCTGGACTGCCACGCCGTTTGCCAGAAACATTTTGGCGGTCGCCTGGATGGATTTGTTATCAAAGGCTGTTTCTTTGCCGTATTGATACAGTGTTTTCATGACGACATTTGTCGCCTCTACTGTTCCAGTTAGCGATTCAAATGACGATCGCAGTGACTGTAATTCAGATGCGCTTTTTACGAACGACATCAATCCAAAGCTACCACCCACCGCCACCGCAGCGACGCGCTTCAGCGTCGATTCAATGAATCCGCCCGCTTGACTAAAAGCGTCCTTCAAATTAGCAGCATTGCCGACTAGTTTCTTACCTACATTGCTGCTAAAATTCTTAACGCTCGCCTGAGCAGTCTTCAAGGCAGCCTGCAAGGCTGATACGTTTGCTCGAATTGTCAGAGTGAGTGTGCTGTTATTCATCTTCCGCCTTCTTTTTCCTAGCGGACGAAAAACAACAAAAAAATGCGGCTCAAAGTCCGCATATATTACCCATATTATATCACATCGTGGTATAATCCCTCCATAAGGAAAGGAAAAACAAACTGCCACCATGTTTAATCTATTTAAGAAAGATAAAACACCAAAACCAATTACAATTATCGGGAAGTACGAAGGATCTCATCCAGAGCTTGCAGGCTCAGTACTAAACGCTAGCCTCAGGTGTGATGAACACGGAGTAGACTTGTCCTTCAATAAAGGGCAATGGGCTCTCGCTAGACACTTTGACTGGTCAGAGATCGAAGGCTTTGATTTCGATTTTGGCAACGAACGGCGCGTTAGCGGTAAAGAGACTTCAGCTACCAGGGTTGTTGCTTTTGGTCTTGCTGGGGCGGCCATAAAGAAGAAAAAGTACGACAGTGGCTTTTATGTGCAGAATGTCTTATACACAAAAAGCGGTAACGTAGAGCTTATCCTTGAAAAACACTATACGAACACAGGTGATATGGCGACAACTGCGACAAACCTTGAAAGCATGTCTCACACTTCAAAATCAACTAAGTTTAAGAAATATGTTCTTTCTAAATTAAACCTGGAGTCTTCCAAATGAATCTATCTCTCCGTCGCAAAAAATCTGCTGAATCCAACAAAATTGACAAAGCCAAACCATCTGTCAAAAGCTTCAAGCAAATCTACCAAGAAAATAAGAATAGACCGCTTACCAAAAACGAAAAGCGAGGCTGGGCTATTTTGGGCGGTATCATCATAGCTATTCTCGTCATTGCTCATGTTAGCAATGTGATGGAGCAGTCTCGTCTCGAAAAGGACAATGTTCCAATCGTTATCTCTGATGTAGAGGACAATATCAAGCTTGATTATTATACCGACAGACTTGAGTTATCCGCCAAAATATCGGGTGTTAGCTCATTTGCCGAGGTAAAAGTCTCAGGCGACAAAACCGACATCCACGACCGCAAAAACACAGCTGGTAATATCAAATACGAAGTTAAAAATATTAAAGAGGGAGACAGCGATATTTCTATATCTGTTGTTGACGGCAAACGCCACAGCGATAAAACGGTTAAGTTTCACCGCCAAACAAAAGCCGACCATGATAAGCAAGAGCTCGAAAAAGCTCTCAAGTATACCGAGAAGATAGTAAAAAAGGCTGAAGAACAACCCACCAACGAAAACATCTCTCGTGCCAAATCAGACATCAATAGACTACCAGAAGACAAGCGTGCTCCATTCTCTGAGCGTATCGCCAAACTAGAAAAAGCCAAGCAGGAAGAAAAAGAACGTGCTGACAAAGCTAAGAAAGAGGCCGAGGAAAAGAAAAAACAAGAGGAAGCCGCCGCTGCTATCGCTCGCCAACAACAGCAGTCGCGCTCACAACCAGTAGCTACACCTCGCCAGACTGCGCCCTCACCGCAACCCGCTCCATCGGAGCTGAACTTTAGCAACTGCAAAGAAGCGCGCGCCGCTGGCTATAGTCATATGCGTCGAGGTGAACCTGGGTACGCATCACACCTTGATAGAGACGGTGACGGCATCGCCTGTGACAAGCACAGATAAAAGCAGAGGCAGCTTACTGCTGCCCCGCCTTATCGATTTGCTCCTTTTCGACTACCGCCTCAACTTGACGTCTTGCTAGGATAGCTGCGGTAAAATCCTCTGGCTGATCCATATATTCATCGTACGTCCAGCCATACTCCTTGCAGATAAGCGCAATTTGGATCATCTGCGGCACTTCGCCAGAACCATTGCGCAGAGCGCGGTCATACTTAATCGACCACGCCTCTATTCTTTTGGGAGCTCCCTCTCTCTACCGAACACTTCCATAACCTTGTTACTGATAGTCTCATAGTCGTCGCCAAATTCGCTGTCCATCAGTGCTTCAAATGGCTGTTCACGGTTGCCGCAGTATTCCAGCAATAACTTCTCAATTAGCTTATCGCTCGCTCCCATAACTCTACTCAAGTCGACATCTACCTCGCCATTGCTGGCCTCCATTTCCTTGGTAGACATAGTTTGCCCCTCGAGCATCAGCCGTCGGTACATACTGCGGTCACGGTTACGAATAAATCCGCGGATAACGGCGTTGCGCCCGTCTTTTAGTTCAATAAACAGTTCTCGATTACTCATTTATTTGCTCCTAGTACTCGTATTTATTAATCAGTTCAGCTTCAATAGTCTTGCCGTCTGTAATATTTAGCAAGCCCTCAAAGTTGATAGTCTCAGTTGAAATATCACTCAGTCCGTAGCTTGGCTCTCGGCTGGAAATTGCTACCTTACTTATAGTAAACAATAGGCTGGTTGGCGTGGTTACGCCGGCTTTATGATTTTTATCAATAAAACCGAACTGCATTGCCTGAGTTGTACCGTTCAACATCGTGGTTTTGTAGGTGTTGTCAGTGTAGAGTTTCTCAATTGAGCCGCTAACCTCAAAGTCCTTATTAAAGATCTCCTGAATGTCATCCTTAGAACTCGACGTCTGAACCGCCTCCAAGTTTTTCTTAATTTCCAAACTGAAACTCTTAACGTCTTGTAGTTCTGGCGCTGCTGCTAGCCCGGCTGTATCGGCTGCCATTTTCAACAGCACATCTTTCGGAATAAACTCAGTTTCCGTCGCATCATAGGCAATAGTGACAGACGACGGCGTTACGTCCTTTGATTTTTTCGACATCAAGCTTACTTCAATCTTCGGATAGTCGTCAGGTGTCCATGAAATCTTAAAGCTCTCAATCATGGCGTACGGAAACTGCCCGCAGAATACCGCCTCTTTGATAGTAACGGTCGAGCTGATGTGCGTATTCTCATTATTAAGCGAGAATAAGTGCTTCTTAGCTCCCGTATCGCCAGCAACAGGCGTTGTTGTGGCTTTTTGCCCAAACACCATTGCCAGCCAGTAGTACAACCCTTTTGCCCATGTTTTACCGCCAATTGAGCCTTCGCCCTTAACACTCATCACATCGACAGCATTGTTTTTGGTGATGTTATTGTACGCCGATTCGTTAGTTTTTGTCTCTGGCGTATCCTTAAAGCTAAAATCTAGTTGCGGATAAAAATACGTCGGCATTTTGGCGGTACCTCTGGTGTCTTCCAGCGCCAAACCTACGGCGGTCTTTCGACCTGTTACAATCTTTTTCTCTGCCATTATTCCTCTCCCTCCTTATTTTCGGCTTTGGCTTTTTTAATTGCTTCTTCAAAGCTTCCTGATTCGACAGACAGTCCCAACTCTGGCAGGTAGAATGACTGCTTCGGTGCGGGTGCTGCTGGCTGATTATCTTTCTTCACGGTTAATCCCTTTCTTACGCGAAATCAGTCAGTAGCAAAAGAAAATGCGACCAAGGCTGATCGCATATACTACCCGTATTATACCATGGTGCTTACATTTATCCAACCATATCGCGAGTGCGTACCGTAAATCGTATTAAAGCTTCGTTAGTGAATACGCTACCGCCCCGCTCGCTCACTACATACTCAATTTCCGTTTGGCTACCCAGGTCGATTATTAACTCATCAGATTGTTCGTCCTGAAATTGTCTCAGCACAGATAAAATTGTCTCAGGTAGTAATTTATTCTTGCTATCTCGCCCGCAAATCATCTTTACCAGTGCCATATGGCTTCCGCTACGTTTTGCCGTGCTATTAAAATCCCTAGTTAAGTCATATGCCACGTTGATTAATACCGTCGAGTGCGTTTCGATTGAATACGAGGCATCATCAATGACACTCTGCCGTTCATAACTAATAAAGCACATCGGCAAGCTTGATTTGTCCACCACCATTGGATCACCCAAATAATATTTATTCCTCAAATCTTTCGGGCCGTGCTCATTTAACAGGTTGCGCAGCTTTGCTAAAATTGGGTCTTCGTATTGCATTATCTCTCTCCTTCAGCTTCTAAATAAATTTGTAATCGCTGGCGAATATACCGTGCTTGCGATTCGGTCATACCCCACATCTTGCGCGCTGGCATATTTTTTGTACCCATCTGATGATATTTGAAATACCGTGTCGGGTTTTTAATGACTGCTTTGTCGCTGTATATTTCCGCCCTAAAACCATCCTTCATTTTGCCTGTCTTATTTAGTAGCGGCCACGGATAGTTTCGCTTACGCTTCCGCCACGGTGCGCCAAAAACTGTACCACGCTTGCCACTAAAGTTCTTGGCAATCTCATCTAGCATAAAATTAGCCGCCTCCTGCAACGGTATCCGCAGACTACTAGCACGCTTCCATCGATTTAATAGTATCTGATTGAATTGCTTCAGTTCCTCGCCATCAACCGTGACAGAAATTGGTACTTTTTGCCCGTCCATCTACCAATCCTCGCTACTGATGTGCGGTCTCTTTGAAAAAAGATCTCCATCATCCCGCGCCGCAAATCCTTGAGCACTTCTTGAACAGGCTCCGCCGCAAACCGTGGCAATTAGCGTGTTCAGTTTTTCGCTTGCCAGCTCCAATTTCTTATAGCCATCCTTGCTAGTATTTTCAATGTCTTCATTAAATCCATAATCCCGCACTAATAGCATACCGGCAGCCATTAGTCGCTGAATGTAGCGTAGTGTGGGCTTATAGTCATCAGCCCAGGCAGACTCACATGGAATCTTTGATATGATTTCACTCAGGGCTTCAGTTCGCACTTTCTCGACATATTCAGGCTCTACACTAGAACTAGCAAAGCGTACTGACACTTCCTGCCCAGAAACAACCGGCTTTTCCAACGTAATCAATGCATTAGTGGTGTCTACTTCGGTTACTTTGACTAGCTTATTGTCCACTAGCACTCGCACATCTTTTACGTCAATTGTATCGTCGCCGTTGACGTCAGCCAAGATATAGTCTCCTAGCGAAATTACCGAACTGTTAACGTCGTTAAACTCCAATAACTGGCGGTGATACAATCCCGCTTCCTGTAATATATCTTTGATAGGTTGATTTATTTCGTGCTCCATATTATTTCTCCTAATCCTCAAACAAAGGCGGGCGAATCATCTCCCGCCTCAGGTCTGCCGACTAAGAACCTTTCACAGTCACGATGAACTGCATTGCCTGGTAAGCTGCGTCGTATCGACCGCGCAAGCCCCAGCTAAAGATATCAGTCTCGAACGCCCTGTCACTGTTTATGTCGGTCTTCGCAACAGGTGCACCAACCTTCACGCGCTCAGCAATTGTCAATGGGCACATACCCTCTTTAGCCGCCACCAAGAATACTGCTTTGCCAGCAATACGTGGGTCAACGATCAGCTCAACACGTTTGTAATTGGTGTTGCTCTGTCCATTGTCCAACTTCTCGCGGAGCAAGATTTTCTCAGCTTCCTCGCGGTTTTCCTGACCAACGATCAAGTGAGTTGGAATTGGGTTGATAAAGTCGCCATCAGCATCTTTCATGCCTACTAATGCGTCAAAAGCCTTACTGAACGTTGAGGCACTAAATGCTCCAGGAACCAAGTTGCCACGATCTGCGTGGAAGAACGGCTTGCCGTCGCTCAAGTTAGCAGTAAAGCCAACAGGAAGTGCAGCTACAGCCAATGCACCGTAATGGCGACCACTCTTAGTAGTCATCACGCGAGTTTGGTTTGGAATCTGACCGAGGTCATCATCTTCAATCTTTTCGCGCTCAACATCTAGAGTTGACTCCCATTTTCGTGGAGCGATTGTGTAAACTGTGTTGTCAGCTACACCGTGCTTGCGCTCTGATTTGAACTCACGCATGCCAGGCACGCTGTTGAGTGTCACGATGTTGTTGACCGCACCCGTCACTGGTGTGATATCGTACAAAATGCCCTGCAGAGGGTCTTTGTATTCTTTTTTAGTAGTCTTGTATACCGTCTTGATGGCGGTATCAAGCTTTTGTAGCATTGCTCTTAAATCCATCTCATATTCCTTTCTTAGCTCAGGCGAACGCCTACAGTTTTATTGTCAATAACTTCAACAATCTGTCCGATTGCAGGAGCGGTAGCGCTAACAGTTGTCGTAACCTTGTCAGGTGCAGCAACTGCAACAGCTTTACCTAAGTCAGCAGCAGCTACTGCGTCGATTGCTAGCTGAAACACACCAGTTCGATAAACTCGCACCTCATTCTTGATTAGTCCGCCAGTACTCTCCATAGCGACACCTAAGAATGGCTTTACTCCAACTTCTGCTGCCTTAGCGTTACCGCTAGCGTCAACAGTAACTAATTGTCCGCGATTGATCACATTGATGCCAAATGGAGCTGAGATTAAATCGCCGTCTTGTCGTAGAAATGTCATTATTGATTCTCCTTCTCACGCTTTACTTCTTTATAATCTTCTTCATTCAGTCCGAATCGCTCGATGTCTGCTTTATCGGAGTCGTCCAGCTGAACTTCATCACCATTTCCATTGCCGCCTTCACCGCCATCTTCGCTCAATAGCCGCATTGCCGGCATTGCCGCAAAGAGTTCCGATAATAGCACATCAACAGATTTGGTTTTCGTATCAGATAACTGCACCTTGGTATCTTTGGCGGCGCAGAGTGCCAAATAGCTCTCCCTTTGAGCCGGGACAAGCTTGCCTTCAGAAAGCAACTTCTCATATTCAGCCTCAGCCTGCTTCTCTGATAGTTCTCGCTTTTGCTTTGCTAACTCAGCCTTTTCCCGAGCCAACTCAGCTTTCTCAGCTTCAAGCGCTTTCTGCTCGTCAGACAAATCTTTCTTGTCGGACAAATTGTCCTCTCCAGACTTATCCTCGTCTTTATCTTCTGGCTCTTTAGCGTCAGCGATTTGCTGCTTTACCGCTTCCTCCTGATCTTCAGGAACTTCAATGTCTGCACCAGCGGCGATGGTTGCGGTCTTTTCTTCACCGTCTTCCTGCCACTTCACCTCGACGTCAAAATCACGGTCGTTAGTTACTTTTACCTTATTCATCCCATTCTCCTCTCTCTTGTTATTAGATGAATCACTAAGCACAATGGCTGCCTGCGACATGTCAGACAGCGCCGGCTCAAAGGCGTGCATACCTTTGAGATACGGATCGGTCACTAGCCCCACATGTTGGAGCACCGCGCCCTTGAGTGAGCCATCTTTCTTGTCCTTGTATTGCAAATCCATACCCATCGACACATTCGGAATCAGGTTTTTGTCGATTTTATCGGCAACTGCATCGTCGCGAATTTCTATCAAACCATACAAGCCGTCTTCTCGTGCCTCCAGCTCCAGCAACTCGCCAGTATTAAGGCTTGCCAAGCTTGAGCTGTCATACGGGTGTCCTAGTGGCACTGGTACGTAGTCCAAAACCTTGTCATTGAAGTTTTTTACCAACTGATCAACTAGATTCTTGTCAATAACCAACTTCGAATTATCCCAATCGTTTGGATCTATCCATTCGCCAAACGGACATAATTGCTTCCAATATCGTCTGTACTCGCTTTTGCCCTCGTCGCTTAGTCGGATGTTATCTTTCGTCTTTGTTGAAACTGTAAACATATTATTCTCCCGATATACTCCAAGAGAAATTTGCCCCAAAAGAAAATGCGACAAACTCGCTTGTCGCATATACTGGTCGTATTATATCATACTTGTGGTTAAAGCAAAACTATTTGTTTTTGTGCTGCTTTTTCAGCTGTTCGTCTAGGTATTCAGAATCCATCTGCCAAATAGCATGCATCCGTTGAACTGCTCGGCTCGGTTTATAATTTGGATCGGCGAGACGTTTCTCAACTTCCTCGGCCGTCTTATTCAAACTAGCCATCATTTCGTCAGTCAGCAAGTCCTCTGATTCATCAGCGAGGTATTTAGTATCCTTCGTCATTTCCATATCAGCCATGATAATTTCATTATCTAACTTCTTAAGCCTTTTTACAACAAACTTCTTGCCCCTAGACAGCAGATATTCGTCCTCATTTGTCATTGAGGTAACACCATTATCTGCTAGCACTTTCTCCATATCCAAATATGGCATATCCTTTGGAGCCTTAAAGATAAAGACATATTTGTTCCCATCAGCTTGCTGTGCAAACTCTATTGACACGTCCTGGCTGGTAGATGTAGAAAGAAAATTAGGATTATTGACAATATCATTAACTGACAACTTTGATTCTAGCCCAATACCACGATACAGCACCACGTCCTTCTCTAGCTTCGTCTTCTTAATCGCCTTATCCAGTTGCTTAATATCAGCCTCAGCATACTCGTTCATCGGCCGGCGACCCAATAACGCCTGATTGATATTTATAAACCCATTGCCCTTGTATGTCTCGACACTCAGCAACTCTGCCTTGGTGTACTGTGCCATGTATGGATTCTCTTCAATCAGCTGCGGCTTCGGCGTTCTCTGAATCTTCTCAATGTTGTGCATCTGCGTGTTGTTCGGCGGGTTTATCTCATCCTCTGGATTATCGCCGAGAAGTCTCGTAAACGTCGAGCGGCAGTTAAAATGTCGCGGCGGAATATACTCAGGATATGCCTGCCACTCCTTCCACGTCATCACCTTGCCGTCCAGTGCGCTACAGCCAGGCGACGTCCGCGCATCCAGAATTGCCGAAAACTCCAACACGTCGTCATCGTCCCATACCGAATTACGCCCGGAATTGACCGCTTGTGCGATTGCGTACGATGCCGTATCCATCAACTTCGTCGCAAACCACGCCAGAATCAGTTTCAAAATCTCGGCACTGTAGTCGATCTGCTCATCATCCAGCACTACTCTATCTATCACCAGGCTTTTAGCATAATTGGTGAGGTCATCTTGCTGCTTCTCGATAATCCAGTTTATGTATTCAACAGCTGCCTTAGTTAAATCATTGCTGTTCTTTGACGCTGACTTTCCCGCCTCGTTACTGGCACTAATCTTACCAACTTGATAACCTTGCTTAAAGAATGATACCAACGTTCGGCGGTATTCCACTGGAAACATCACCGCGTCAATATCACTCACCAGCTTCGAGTTTGCGACTTCCTGGCTAACTTCCTCCGCCACAGCCTCATAAACTGGGCGGATTTGGTCTAAAAAACGTTTTTCTAGCTCCTGCCACTTGGCGTCAAGCTTTTTTAGACTTTCGCTCGGCTCGTGTTGATGATTATCGCTCATGGCTCGCTGACTATTCAATGTGCTACCAGATTTATCACTGTCCCCATCTGTGTCTTTGACATTTTCAGCCTGCTCAGTACGTCGCTGCTTAATCTTCTCCACGTCAAAGCCCAGTCGCGTCGCTGTTGCGTCCTCAATCTCGCTAGCCATCGCATCAGACATGCGATCTTTCTGAATCATCGTCGTAAAGGCGTTAAATATCGCGCCAACCACTTCATTATCCAGCTTCTCGAATGCAAAAACCGGATAGCGTGGTTCGTTAAAGTTAATATCAATCAAATCAGCGATGATGTATTGGTTAATGTGAGCTGCCAGCTTATTCATGACGGATTCTAGGCTCATACGGAACATCTTTGCTTGCGTATCGCTCAACGCAAAACTACCAGTTGAGCTCGTCCCCTGCGAACCCAACAACATAAAGTTAGCCAGGAACACTCTTGCCATTTCAGAGTTCTGTCGCTCAATCGATTGATGAGGGTCACGTCCCTCAGAGTTTAGCACTTCAAGTTCGTAATTTGGCGGCAAGGTAGCCGTTGAATTGACCTTGCCTAAACGACTTAATACATTCAATATTTTCGACATTGTTTTGTCATCAGCTTTTGCAAGCGTGTCGCCAGTATTTTTCAATACCTTTGGTTTGATAGCGTCATTTTGCAAAGCAATGCTATCTAGGTATTCCAACTTCCATTTCTTATCGTAGTTTCGCCAAAGTGCCGTAAATATTGAACGTCCATAATACTGATCGTATCGTTTGCCTGGTGTAAATAGGAACGTTTTATAAGCTGGAATAACCACCGTCGAACCGTCTTCTTGCGTTTGCCTAATCCCTTGATAGCCATCCTTCAAATCGCTTAGAATCTCTACACTCCTAGAATCTCGCAGCGCCAGCTTCTTCAACTCATATCGATTATTCTTCAGCCGGTATACCTTTTCCCACACCTGAAAGCCGTCCACTAGCGCCATCATAGATTGATCAAGAAATAAATCAAACGGCGTTTCGATGCCGCCTTTATAATTCTCGCTCAGTAAGTTGTTTCGTACGAACTCTGCTTGCGTTTTCGCTTCAGCGCTTTCGTCGGCAGGTTTAATATCATATTCGCTTGCCAAAATCGGCATAGTCAGAATATTAAATAATGCCTCGACAGTGCCATCGCGTAGCATATCGCGGTAGTCAGTGATTTTTCTCGGACGATTTAGCTTCATCTTCTCTGCTTCATAGTCCGTAAACACGCCAGTGCCAGTATTACCGATCTCGCGTAGTCGGCTGTCTGCATTTTTATCGTTATTCTTACCACTCAAGTTTATCAGCTTCATAATTTCTCCAAATAAAATACGACGCCTTTCGCACGTCGTATATACTTACCCTGATTATATCATACTTATACTTAATCCAACCACTCATCATCACCTAACTCTTCATGATAATTGCCGGCTGTCTGAAAATCTTTGCTTGACACCTGATTCATTCCCTCTACCAACAGTAGCCGTATCGCATAAACCAGTGCGTCAACCATGTCGTCGTGTGTGCCTTTTGGAAATTCTATTAGCTGTTCTCTTAGTGCTTGTCCGTTTTGAATATCTTTAACAAGGAACACCTTTCCAGCCTCGAAAAATCTACTGACAGCTAATAATCGTCGCACCTTATCTTTATCTGGATTTAAACCAGTAACGGGCAACCCCTCCAATAAATCCCGAAATACCAGTCCCAAAGCGCCTTTCTCAATACCGACAACGTTCGGCTGGTAGATTTCGTTCAAATCCCTAATCGTCTTAGCGGTTGCTTTCGGCGATGTACGCTGATTACGAATAGCGCGCACGTAAACATTGCCGTCAGTGTACAAATCAACAACAGTCATAGCGGTAAAATCGGCTGTCTGGCGTTCACTGGCAGCAGGATCGATTGTCAAAACTCGCGCTAGCCGTGCGTGCTTATCTGGCACTTGACTCGGCTCACACTCTTTAATCCAATCAGGTTTAATCATAGCGTCCTCTTCGCTAAATGGCTTGTGCTGATATTCCTGTGCAAAAGAGATACTTCCAATAAATTCCTGATCACTTGGATCATCTCGCATAGCCCTCAGCTTCTCTAAACTACGGTGCTCTGGCCACAAAGCTCGCTCAGTCCCGTCCTCATCAGTTGTGATCGCATAGAATGTTCTAGTCTCCCAACTCTTGAACACGTCTTGCTGCTTCATCACTTTGTTCACAAGGCTGTCGAAATGAAGAATCGTGCCGATGACAACAGCTCGCCCGCCTCTAGCCAGTGCTGGTATCGCTGCCTTAGTGAACCAATGATAAAGCTTCTGACGTTGCTCAGCGCTCTTAATGTTTTCGTCGTTCTCGATATCGTCAAATATCATCAGCGTCGGTCGTGTGTGTCTATGGCGAATACCACGGATTTTCATACCTGAACCTTTAGCGGCGTACTTGATGCCGTTGCTCAGCACGAACTCGCCGTCTTGCCAGTCATCACCTTTCATATTTCCGAATAACCATTTAATTTTCGGATTATTCTCGAATTCATCTTTAAGCGCATTAATGAACTCAGCTGCTTGCGTGTAAGTATCGCTTATTATCACTATGAACTCTTCCTGCTCAAAACATCCCGCCCACAACGGATATGTCATATCCACCGTCGTAGATTTCGCATGACCACGTGGCGCAATAACGCCAACTCGCCGGTTATCCTTGTTACTAATCAGGTCTAATATCTCTTTATGGAATGGCGGTGTTTCTAGTGGAAAATATGGCCGTGCAATAAACCAACCGAACAGATGAATGTTCTCCCGTCGCTTAAATATCGCCAGCAGATAACGCCGCAGCTTGTCGCGGTCAGTGTTCCAGTACTTATCACAAAGCCGCAGAATATCCGCTCTGGTGAGATTATTCAAAGATTGCCGCTTTGAGCTCGTCGTCATCAATATCGCCTTCCTCTTTCGCTTTTCTCAGTTTCAGGTCTCGCTCGTCTCGCCAGCCACAAACGTTTTTCATAGTAAAGATAGCAAAGCTCGCCGATGTGGCGCCGCTCAAACCAATGTCCACAAGGAACTCTCGCTGCAAATCTTTAGCCGTCTCATAGGCTTCAGCAAATTCTGGATGTTCAGCACACCAGTTTTTCAGTGTATTGCGATGTACACCAATTTTTCTGGCAAAGCCTTCAAACCACGGAAACCGCTGTGGCAAGCGCCGCGAGATGTATTTGCCGCCCTCGGTGTCGGTTATTTCCTGTTCTCTAATAATTTCTAACGGCTCGATTGAAAAATAGTCAATGAGCTGCTGGCAATACTCTGGCTTATATTTCGTCGGCTGTCCTGGTTCTGGCTGTTCAGTCTGTTTTGATGACTTGACAGGCGGCTTTTTTGGTTCGTCTTTAACAATCCCGCGCAGTTGCTGCTTCGGGGATTTGCGGCTAGACTGCTTGCTGCTTCGCCTGTTCCTGCGCATCATTTTTCTGGTTGCCATGATATTTTCTCCAAATAAAAAAGCGGCTCTTTCGATCCGCAATTCCTAAGGCTATTATAACATAAAAGAGGCGGCGCATAATTCGCCACCGCCCCTTCAAGCTTTTTAGGTGCACACATATCATTGACGTTTGCGCCTATTATGGCTTAGTTATTGACTCAATAAACTCAATCGCCACATCACAACCTTTACAAACAACAGTCTGGATACCAGCCTCATTGAGCGTTTTAATCCACTGTTTTTGATTTGCTGATGTCACGCCTCCTTTCTTGCGTTTCATTTCGATAGCGACAAGACGATGATTTTTACCATAAACACCGTCGCTGCTAATAACAGGATTGTCTCCATAGCGTATGAACTCCATCGTTGCGTCGCTATAGTCTGCTGGGACTACCACGAATAAATCTGGTACTCCAGAACTCACGCCGAGTTTCTTATTTTTCGCTTTCTGGCTCCAGCTTCGAGTGTAGGTTTCATTCGGCACGCGAAAGTGTGGATAGCCTTTTAGCCGCAACCACCGCACAAATGCTTCTTGCTCCTGATTCTCGGTTGGATTATCTATATTTGCGAGATTAGGCATTATTCCCACTCCCTAATCCCGAGATATTTTAGCCAGTCGGCTCTGTTTTCTTTAATTGATTTTTGAGCGTCTTCTTTGGTTGCGTAGTGAACTATTTCACCTCTGTCGCAACTGAACACCTTTGCGCAATCCAGTATTCTGTTCTCATAATCAAAATACACAATCCAGCCGCCGTATTCACTCTCAAAAATTGGCTCAAAGTCTGACGTTTTTCGCAGTCTGACTTCAGCCAGTTTACGTTCATGAGCTTTTTTACACTCTTCTTCGGTGTAATAAACATTACCATTGTCAATATTCAATCTGTCAATGGTAGCGTCTGCGTAATTGCGATAGTTAACATTACCCCAATAGTCAATGTACCAATATCTATCGCCCCATTTAAGATTCCAACTAATACTGCTTGTTGATTCGAACCACTCGTCAAAATTATCGATTTCTCTAACAAGAATTGAATGTTTATGTCTTGATCCACATGTTTTCAAAACCCTTGTGCCATCGATTTTAATTTTCTCTTTGAAGATTGCCCCAGCTTTAACGGTTGGTAAATCTTTCAGTAGTTTATATAGTCTCATTTCTCCTCCATCACTTCAGAGTCTTCATGAATATTACCAGCAATTTCTAGTTGTGTTAGTTCAAAGAGAGACTCAGTCACACCTGCACACTCGCCTACAAGACCACCATCAGAGAGCTTGATCGCCCAATACTCGATAGGCTCGCCAGCGTCGTCCATAAGGATATCGCCCTCACAAATCTCTGTACCGTTTCTGTCTTTCAAGCCAGTCGATTGCTCAATCACCAGCCGTCCCTCAATCGGAATCGGCTCATTCTCTCCCTCAAGCTTTGCTGACACAAGTTTGCCATCTTGCCAATGCAGAGATACGACTTTTCGCATTCTTTTTTCTAGGTTGTCCCAAGCGCGGAAGTTAATATCACACATCTCTCAAAACTCCATAATGGCTGCTCGGTATTTCATTACCACCAGCTAGGATAAGCAAGTGAATAACATCTTTCAGCTCTCGGTTGTCGTGAGCGCTGCGAACACATATCATTGGTTTCTTGTAATGATGGTCATTCTCGTTGATGTGCTGCTCGGCGGCTTTGCCAGTAAAGTACATAACCGCGCCATAGTCTTTGCCAGCTTTGTTATTATCTAGGATCGTCCACACCGGCATACTAGTGGATCGATTATCTTGATTGACCAACTCGTCGCTCAGTGCTTTAATGCGCCACAGCAAGGCTTCTTCAGCTGGATTTTCTGCTATGATTTTCATTTAGATTTCCTTCCCATTTTTGTAGCATTTTGAATATCCCATTTCACCACCAACTGTTTTACAACGAGCTTCAGTGTTCATATTTTGAATCTCTTGTTCGGACATTTGAAGTGCCCAAGCAATAAACAGGACTAGAGTGACAATAACTGGTAAAGCCATCACTACGATAATATCTGTTTCAATCCAACGAATATTAAGCTTCGTTTTTGTCATAGCACGTCCTCCGCCTTGATAATCTCAATCTCTGATTTATCAACAATGCTATCAGCGTTATAGATCTCATCGGCGTAATAGTCTATTATGTCTGGAAAGTCTGCTCTGAACACAACGCTATCGCTTGTGGCAGCCCTCCTAGCTTCATCTTGAGTTTCAGCTTCAACAAAGACAGTGCCCTCTTGCACTACTCGAACTTTGACTCCGTAAATCATTGATATCTCCTTTTCTATCTACACAAAATCGCGTAGTTTAATCCAATTTATTAAGTACAATCTCGTATTTGCCATCATCAAGCGTAATCTCTGCGCGTCTGCCCTCTGACATTTTAAGAACTTCTACAATAAGGTTGAGAGATAATTCTAATTTAATTTCTACTGGCGCTAAACTCCATAAAACTTCTAGTGGTTCTGGCATATAATTCTCCTTTTAATTTTTCCTCAACCGCAGAACTGGGGCAAGGCGACACCAAAATGCATATCATTGATTAATTACTTTAAGGATTGATGTCGCCTATTAGACAGATGACCCGGGTGGCAAAATGGTCATCTGTCCAGTTCTACGGTTGATTTTAATGTTCTAAACCATTTTCGACACTTGTCGTAAATGGTTTTCTACTGGGTACAAATTGTACCTGGTTGCCCAGTTTATTGACGTGCGGCAGGTCATTGGTAAACGACGTTTACCCTTTCAAATATGCAAACACCAGAACTGTCGCAACTAGGATGTTATAAATAATCTGAAGTACGTAGCCGCTGCCATCCATTGGCTTTCGAGGTTTATCTACCAGAATCCAACCAAATAAAACTGTAATCGCTGTTATCACTAAGTGGATTATTGTAATTGTTGCTCCAAAAACTTCCATGTTATTCTTGCCACCAAAATCCTTTCTGTCCAGCCTCAGCCTCAGACGGTTTGTCGTCTTTCAAACTGCCGGCTGCCTTATTATTTATCTTGACCGCAATGTCTACACTCCGAACGCCGTGCTCTAGTAGCCACTTCTTGGCTCGCTTAGCATCAGCTTCGGTAGCGTAGGTTTTCGCGTGCGGCTTGTTCTTCTCGTCGCTCCAGCGAACCGTGAATGTACAATTCATCAAAGACATTACGTAGCCTCCAGTTTCTTGCGCTTGCGGCGCTGCTTTTTGCGAAGTGCTTTTTTAGTCATTTGGATCCTCGATCGTGCCGCCAAGTAATTCAAGGCGTTTGGTAAACTCCTCTTCAACATCTCGATCGTTGGGTGAGAATAATGTTTCAAAACTAATATTAATCTCGAACTTATTCTCATACGAAACTAGAGGGTACTTCTTTCGATAGTTTAGGTCGAATCGCTTGCCATCAATACTTGCTTTAATCAGCATATACTCATATTTGCCGACCCAAATTGTGTCTGGAATCGTGAATTGTGTGAGCCCTGCCATTTTCTTACAGCCCCACAACCCACAATATTGCCTTAATCAATACTGCTATAATAGCTACTCCGACTAGCGAGACTAAAATCCCGCCGATCAAATAGCCTATGATATTTGCCACTTTTTGCATTTTGCTATCCATTAACTACTCCTCTTCAAATTAGTATTTTTATGCGCCCTGTTGCTGTAATTCCCGGCGTAGCAGCTGGCTTTCCGTTAACTGCTCGCTCTCAGCCTTGCGATGTTCGTCAGCGATAGCTGAGACTTCATCAACAATGTCGATGTCTGCTAGCGTCATCTGATCATAAAACCAATTGCCCAGTTCGAATCTATCGCAAAACTCTGCTAATGGCTCGTCCTTCAAATGCAAATCCAGCGCGATAGTATCAAGCTCGTCGGATGGATATTCAAACAGTAATTCTATTAGTATCCTAATGATTAATTTTTGGCTCACTATTTCTCCTTTGTTATTACTTCGATCGCACCCTCATCGGGTAGCCACAAATTGCAACCAAAGCTGTAATTATACTGCCTTGGGGGTGGCTCAAATGTGCGAGGAGCTCCTGCGGTTGACGCCCCACCCTATATATACGAATCTGGCCACCCAAAGAGAGTGCGATGTTGTTTGTTAATGTTCTTCTGTTCTGCCGATTTCTTCCTCAACGTATACGCCGCCGATATCGAATATCGAGCGGATAGCGTTAGCTTCGGCGCATTTCGCCAACATTACTCGCGGCATGGTTTTCCACGTACCCATAGCATCACCAGCACGATATTTGCCGTAGTTGTCGTCAGAGGTATGAGTTTTGGCAAATTCGTCATAATAGGCTGTATATTCGCCAATTTTCACTGCCTCGTACGAGCCGTCAAACCTGCCAAATACTTCTACTGTCGCCGAATCCAGCTTGGTTTTTTCAGCGTCCTTGTAGTCAAAGACTGCTTTGCCAGTGTAGGCGTACGTCGGGTTTTTCGAACGACGCGCCAGTGAGCGTAAGCCGTGAATACTAACGATTGGCTCCAGTTTTTCGATCCACTGACCGTTTACACTTTGACGCTGGTATACTGCGTAGATCTCTTTTTTCAGCGGATTCAGGTTGTATTGACTGCATACCAACATGAAGTAAGCCAGGTCTTCGATAGGTCGTATTTTGCCCATTTTATCGACTCCCAGCAGGTTGCGGTGAATATTGCCGAGAACCTTTTCTTTATTCAGCCCCATCGCCCAGTCACCAACATATTTCGCTATGCCAGCGTATTCTTTCTTGACGCTAGGCTTCGCAACTTTCAAGCTGCTCTGCTCTTTCATTTACTTCCTCCTTTCTCAATCGGTGAGAAACACTGCACTCGCACTGGTTTAACCATTCCTGAGCCTAAGTAGAGCATGTCACCCTTACCAAGTAACCGCTCACCTCCAGATTCATCTAGGATGATTTCTGAGTTCTTGGCGGTTGCCACTCTCAGACAAGCTTTGACTGGACAGTTAGCCTTGATAATCGGTGCGACAATGTCAGCACTTGGTCGCTGCGTAGCGATAATCACGTTGATATTCGCCGCACGCCCCTTCTGTAAAATTCGCGCCAGATTAGTTTCTAATTCTTTTCGTGTATCCCTAGTATAATTCTTGAATTTTGGCTCGCCGTTCTTCTTGCGTCCGTCAAAAACTTCTTCAACTACCTTGCCGGTCTGCATAATCAGATCAGCATACTCGTCGATAATCAGCACTTTGCGTTTTGCGTCAACCTGTTTCTCTCGATAACGTTTATCCATCAAGGCTGTCAGGTGCTCAACCAACCTCAGTGCCTGCTCAACTTCCGATATCACTTCCTTACCCAAATCCTCAAAGTCCAAACCCTTCATGTCGACGATAAACACCTCGCAATTATCCAAACTCTGAATAATATTGCGGATGAAAACCGATTTACCGCTACCAGTTTGCCCGCCAATCAGCATGTGTGGCATTTTGGCAATATCGTCATAAATGACGTTGTTCATGGTATCGACGCCAATTGGTATCTGGTGGCTAGTGGCTTTGCCGTCAAATTTCGGAAACGACTGTTCATGCGGCACTTCAATACCAACCGTCTGAGTGCCGTAAATCGGCGCAATGACTCGCACGGCGTCAGAGCCAAGTGCTAGTGATAGGTCGTCGCTCATGCCGGCTAGTTTTGACATTTTCACGCCGCGATTAGGCTTCAGCAGATATGTATCGACAGCACTGCTTTTGACTATCTCGTCAATTCGTCCGCCAACGCCAAATTCCACCAGTTTCGCCATAATTCGTTCAGTCTCTGAACCGCTGTCGTCAGCAATATCTTCAGCAACAACTGTATTAACCGGTGCGAACTTCTCGCGTCGTTCTGTTGTGTGCACGGTTCTGACGGTGATGCCCTCCATTTGTGCCACGATGTGCATCGACTGCGCGCCGTTCATCATGTCGCGTGGATTCGGAAAGTACGTAGCGTTAGGATTATCAACATAATCGCTGACTGCCTTAACTACACGTCCAATTACATCGTTAGCTTCCTCAATGCCGTGGCGATCAAGCACGTAATCTTTGATTTGAGGCGTGCCGTCGCGGTTGATAGTTTTCTTGATTTCCTTGAAAACAACGCGACTGGCAGGCTTCTTGTATTTGAATTCAATCAGCTGCACGTAGATCCAGGATTGAATCAGATACGCCCAGTTTTCGGTATCTTCGTCAGAGTACGACGTAACGCTTTTCCAATCGATTATTTCCAGCGTGTCACCCAAGTCGCGAACCACATCGATGTAGCCTTTCATCGGAATCTTCTTATTACGGATTGATAGCTCACACTCGACGCGATCTTCAATCGCGAGTATATCGTCATATGTCGGCAGTTCGTTAATAACGATAGTCGACAATTTTTGGTACTGGTCGATAATTTTCTCGCGGCTGCCAGTTTTGCCATAATCGATTTCGTAGTCAGCAATATTTTCTATTTCCTGTAACCCAGATTGTATTGCTACCTCGATTGACTGACCTTTCAGTCGCTCCTCAATCATCTTATGCATTGCTTTGCCGACAACCAGTGCTGGACTAGACGGCTCGTCGTACACTTTGGCAATGTAGCGTTTCTTGAATTGAATCTGATTATTTAAGAAACACATTATAGCCGAATGACTTAATATTATTCGCTCCACTTATGCCTCCCCTGCCAAAGCACGGTCGAGAAATGTCGGATCGATTAGGTTTTCTAATTTCTCCAAAATCTCACTTTCACTCATTTCACTTTCTCCTTAAAATTAGTAGCATTTCACCTTACCATTCAGGCATACGCTCCACGCCTTCCATCCGCTCGAATCCCACTTGCTGCGTGCCGCATAAATCTTATAAGCGAGCGCCACATTGTGCTCTGGTTGATATCGTCTGTCCGTCGTGTCGTGGATTGAATTGACCTGAAATAAACCAGCGTCATTCGTCCCATTTGTGTTATATCCCAGAGCGCCTGTTTGACAACCGCTCTCAGCTCTCATCACTGCCATGGCAACTTTCACGCTCCAGTCGTATTTAGCGACCAGCGGTCGAAACCCCTCGCAGACATCCGCGCCAGCTGCCTCCACAGCAGCTTTTGGCGACGCGGATGTATGAGCTTCGACCGCTGCGACCTCAGGCTTCAGTAGCGCCGGTCGCACGCTCGCTACTTTACGGCTTTTAACTGTTGAATCTGCTCGGAGATTCTTGTTTCCAGCTGGCTATTCTTCGATTCCTGGTACTTCACCCCCAGTCCGAATCCAACCACGCTAGCGATTAGCGCTACGATGGTGATGGTTTTAATGCTTTCAATAACGTTTTTCCAGTTGATTTTTTTCATAGTCTTTTCTTCCTTTTTATGTTTAGATTTTTTAGTAACTCCAAGCTGCTCAGGTGCCGGTGACTTGCTTGGTTTCTGATGCTGAATTTTCGTCAGCTCATATTCTAAAGAGTCCTCATTAATAGCTGCCTCCTTTCTTAGTTAAATATCCCCTCGAGAAGCCAGCTATCTATGTCGCCACTATTATAATTTCTTTGGCCGATCCGCTTAAGTTTCGCAAAGTTCAATCATTGATAACTCTTAGAAGCCGCTACAAACAACAATCGAGCGACCTCATTCAAGCCATCAAAAGAGGGGCGAGCCTTTGCGATGCTCGCCCCTCTGAAATTGGGTCTAATCTAAAAAATCACCGCAAAGGTGATTTACGAAGTGCCAAATTGTCCAAAAAAAAGAACTCTCTGATTAACAGAGAGTTTCTATAGTAATATTATACCATCAAGCTCACGCTAATTTACACCAGCAGAATCTATTGCTCGACCAATGTAAACGGCATAGATTCGCCAATCTGAATCAAGCTTTCACCAATCGCCCCCTGACGCAACAATTCGTGAGTAATTCCCATTTTTCGCATAATATCTCGCAAGCGAT